TTATTTCTTTATTGATACATGTACCTTACCAAGATCCTCATATGCCGACGTCTGAATATTGTAAGTGGATATCCTGGTTGTATAACCACCATGACTTCTTACGAATCCGGTTACGGGGTGTGAGGACGCATTTGACTGTAACGTTACATCTATATGGGAATTATCGGTAAGTACCAGATTTGCCTTCCACGTAATATTATAATCACCTGCGCTGTTTCTTACGACCCTGTCCACATTATGACCATTCAGTATGTCTCCAGCACCATTAATGACGACGTAGGCAACATCCCTGCATTCCCCATACGAAATACCACCCTCAATATTTTTCCGTACATTATTTTCACCTGTCCACGAAACAATATTGTTAACCCCTTTATCAAGGAGAAACTTGGCATCAGACACCGTGCTGTACAGGATGTCTGCAGTGTTGTTACGTGACGCTGTGTCAAAGCATATACAGGCATCAATTCCTGACGCGTTGGTTTCAATATATCCACCGGAAATATTATTTTGATATCCAGAAACCTGATACGCGTATACCGGATCCGTCGAACCAGAGCTCTTTTTCAAATCCTGGATAACGTTGTCCGTAAATGAGCATCCGGTATTATAGCGCGACTCCTGAGATACTCCCTTCTCAACAGTCTGTATATCACATCCATGTACTGTGGTTGCGTAAGCTGCGCTACTACCACCGGTTGTTTCATAATCATCGAGAACAATACCTTTCTTGCCCCACCACGCACGGCAATTAATAATTTTATTTACCTCGCCGCCGCAGTAAGCAATGTCACCTGACGGTCGGTTTCCTATCACAAACAGATTTCCCCGCATGGCTCGCTGCTTGATTGTGGAGTTAGGGTAAAGTGACTCAGCAAGCCCGGTTCTGTAATTCCCTGCATAGCAGTTTGATATGATTGACCTTGATATATCTCTGAAATTAAAAGCTGTCTGAATGTTATCCGGGACTGATTCCTGGTGAATGTGATTGAGGAAGACAGAAAAGCTGTCGCACAGTACATTCTCTACATAACTGTTTTTTTGCCCTTCGATTAGCTCCCGGCGAATTACACTGCCTGCCGTATTATATTTTGCCAGCAAACAAGATTGTTGCTGACCGAAACCTGTTAGAGAGTTGCCGGTATTCAATTTTATTGAAACGCTTGGGTCTATAAGGTACAAACCTGAAAATGTTACATTTTTATGATAATCAAGCGCGGCCTGAAAGTTTTTAGTGGCATCAATAACGCCGCCATTCTGAGCGCCAGCCTGAGAAACATCGAGGGCGTCACCAACCTGAATAACCGCGACAACATCATCAGTTATTTTATGATTAATGATATTGTCAGGTGACCATGACTGATCGTCAAAAAAAGAGCGAGCATCGGCAATAGACATTATTCTATATGTCGCTCCTCCAGTCTCACCATCAAAATAAGAGCCTGTATTTACATACATTGGAGGAACAATAGACTTGTTGCCGATCATGTCAGACACTGTTTTGTAAAAAATACGGTCTTGCGTTCTTTCTATAGCCACCCATGCACCATATCCAACCCCACCTGAATTTTCAGGGGTGGAACCGGCTGGTATGCTCTTAGGTAAATCACCATCCCAGCGATAATAAAGCCCGGTTTCCTCATCACGCAATATCTCATTGCGTTTTGTAATATCAGCACCCTTTTGGAAACTATCCACAGGAATATAGCCTGCGGCTATAATTGCGTGGTTGATATCAACCTTGAATCGCTCCATCAATTGTTCAAATATCCAGCGCATGCCTTCAATTGTCATATGACAGCGACCAAACCGGTCTTTATATTCCCGCTCCAGCGATGTAACAAATTCGTCAATTTTTCCTGCGTTAAATTTCAGGTCGCGAGCTGCTTCACTCGGTACTGCATTTTGAGTAGGGATAGTTGTCATGTGCCTTTTTTCCAATAAAAAAGCCAGCTCTATGGCTGGCTTGTTGGTTTGAGTGTTATGTCAGACGTTATAGTCTGCTTTCGGTGCGAAATACTCACTTGCGGTGATGGAGAACGTGCCGTCTGCATCTGGTTTCTTGTCAGAGACTACCCAGCGCATAGCATCCATTTCAGTGACGGTTGATATGATGTACCGTGACGGCGACTGAACATTGTGACCGTCATAGATATTGAGCTGAAGGTCAGGGATACCGGCAATAAAGCCTTTATCCGTGTCTGTCCGCGCATGCGCCGGATATTCACCGGATGAATTACCAAGGTGATCGGTAATACTCACCACCATGTCGCCGGAGAACTCAATGCGCTCACTGGTGCTGAACACATTTCCGTTTCTGCCTGTGATATGCCCGCCCTGCTGATTGCTGTCGTAGCTGTCAGCCACCAGCACCATATCGCCGGGATAAACATAGTCACCGTCTGCCAGTGTTTGCAGGCTGATACTTGTCCGCTGGCTGACCAGGCGATCCATTTCCAGCAGTGCGCGGTCAATAGCCTGATACTCATTCCGGCATCCGTGCAGGGTAATTTTATTCGGGCTTTTCGCTGCTCCCTTCACCACCGCGCCGTTTTCGATACGGTATTTCAGGTAGGTTTTTTTGTTGGTTCGCGGGTTAACGTATTCAACCTCAACACCTTCATTCCCGCCAGGCAGCGACATGTCGTATGAGATGCGGAAGTTATTACCGGTAATATTTGACCGGTTAAACACCGCTGCCGGATATTTCCTTTCTTCTTCCCGGGAGAATGTCAGCACGCCGTTGTCAAAGAACGCCGTCACCCGCGCCACGTTGCAAATTGTCTCAATGCGCTGACCGAGCGATACATCCTCATCATCAAACGTGTAATCAAAGTATCCGAGGCGCTTGTCCGGCAGTCCGGCGTAAATCTCATACAGCCCGTGCAGATCGATAGTGCTCTCCGGCTGCTTGCCGGTAACCAGCCACGTATGCGCCACTGCGTCAGCAAATGAACGTGACGGACGTTCTGTGTAATCCACTTTGCGATTGGTCATGTCATAGCTGATCACATGTCGCGTCACCAGAGCGTTATATTTGCGCTCACGCGAGCTGGTCGGGTTCTCCGTTGCCCTGACTGTTACCCGAACAAGGGTGTCATCAGGATGCTTTTCATTGACCCTGCGGCGGATGATGTGCGCCTTTTCCAGCTTGAGGATGCTGTGGTCGTTGCTGTTTTCCAGTCTGGTTAACTGGAATGCATATCGACCGTACCCACCTTGTGGTGTGAATTTTTCCGTTTTGTAATAGTTTTTTGTCTTTGGTGCTGCCGAAAATCCTCGGTTATATGATTCTCTTGTGCCGAGAATTTCCTCGTTGTCGTCGTTTACCTTCCAGAATTCCATTCTGGCATTAGCATAATCACCCTCGCCAAGCTGGGCGTTTATATGAATCCACAGCTGCCCGCCTTCCATTGGTGAAAAGAACGGGCCAACTGTCAGGAACTGATTGTCATATAGAATAAATTTCGTGGTATTAACGACAGCATTCGGCGGCAGCGTCGCCAGGTCACCACCGGAAAGGCTGGTGAAGAAGAATTCGTAATACTTTTTCGGCAACACGATTGACCCGTCATCTGTTTTTTTCGCCCCAGACAGATAAGCATCCACCTTGATGTCTTTTGTCACGTTACCGGTTGGCGTGTCATACGATACATTTACGGTCATTGATACTGAGCGCGGTTTGACGATGTCATAGAAGTAATCAAACTCACTCTGCCGGCTGATTTTAATCATCGCCTCGCCGCCTTTTATCTCACCGGAAATGACCTCATTCGCCGTTGCCTGATACTGCGGTATTTCATCACTTTCATTCGGCCCCGGCACTTCCTGACCGTCAACGTCGTGAAACTCAAACCCCTCAAATATTTCCGGGATATTTTCACCTGGCTGAAATATCTGATAGCTGGCACCGTCCAGTGCGGTTAATTCGGATTCTGAGTATTTCACGTTTTCGATATCAAACCGTCCGATACCGAAGTTCATCCACTCCGTGACTTTTTTCTTGTTATCGATGTACTCAAACAGCGATTGCTGAATCAGATCCGGGTATGCCCTCACCTGACCGTGAATTTCCGGACGCGCCTGGTATGTCCTGGCTACGTTAGTTTGCCCGGTGAGCCGGTTATTCGGGCTGTCTTTAACGTTCGCATCAGCAGATGTGAATGACGGTGTTTTCGGCGCCAGAAAAGAGAATACTTTCGATACCAGTTTGAATATCGGGCTTAACAGATCTCCGATTGCACCGCCTTTCGGCTGATCAAACACCTGAATGTGATGTAATTCAGAGACAACAAAATCAAGGCTGTCGCTATCGGTCAGTTTCACACCATTAACCATGATCACTACGTCACTGCTGATGCTCTGCTCTTTCAGCCAGTCAAAAAAAAGAGAGCCGGATTTTACTTCGACTCTCTCTTTTGGTGTTCCCGGCAGGCGCTGAATTTCAATTACCGGCATAAGTCATAAACTCCACTTTGCTGTATATCCGCTGAATGGTCAGTAATCTGTCCAGGCGGACATGTCCGTTATCTCCCCGGCTGTGCAAAACCATCCCGCCGAGCACAATGCCGACATGAACAGGCACCGAACCGTCATAGGCCACAAATATCCCGCCACTTACCGGGTGATCTTCCGCCTTCCAGAAATTTACCTCATTTTGATAACAGGTCATAAAATCACTGTCTGATTCATAACCGCTGTCGTGATGAATTTCAGCACCGACAACGTACCGGTAATAGAGCGTTACCAGGCCCCAGCAGTCACACGCAGTAAATGAACACGCCCGGTTAACCCACGGTATCCCGATCATCCTGTCTGTAAATTCGTCTGTCGTCATACGGCCTCCAGCCCCGGCCACTCCTGCGGCTCATAAATGCGGCCGACATTCTTGTTCAGCGGATTGGTCATCGAAAGTGTCATTGAAACCGCTTCCGCATCCAGTGATACATCCTTTGCAAACAGCTTCCAGCGTACGATTGCCGTGCCTTTGTCTGCCTCATCAAACAGCCGGTAAGTCACCTCGACCGGCACCATCCGTGAATACGACCGCCACGCTTTCAGCTTCTGCTTAAACTCATGCGCCACACGGCTGAATTTTACGCTTGCGTCGATGATCGGCGTTTTACTCTGCTGGCTCTCTGACATCTCAAAGTTGCACGGAAGATATTCAATCCCGCCGAGTATCTTCGGGTAAATCTGGTGAGTTATCAGATAAATATCGCCGAATGAAGGATGTGATAACTGGAGTGTTTCGTACAGGATGCGGTTTGGTCGTTGTGCGCGGAACTCACGCAATGTCGGCATTATCCCTCCTTACACCGTGGCAGTGTTTCAGTGACAATGACATCCAGCCAGCTGCCGAACGGCGGCGGGAACTCGATAATCACATCACCGAACTCATCATCATCGTTATGCAGGTTTTTACAGATAACCTGACCGGTCCATGTAACCGACGCACCGTTAACGCTGGTCTGCACCGGGTATGACACAAAGTGCAGTTCCTGCTCCTGTAATCCGCTGCCGCCGATGTCGATTTTCATCCGGAACCACCGGTTACAGTTATCCAGATAATCAGGATGGCGCAGCCACTGAGCAAACGCCCGCTCCTGTACCAGCGTGAATATCCAGGTGACATTCCATACCGTTTTCAGGTCATCGGTCAGTTTCTGGAATATCGGTGCGCCGACCTGTGGCTGATCTGTCATGTAACCGGTGTCGATGGTCATGTTTTTGTCTGACTTCTGCGCCAGAGGAAGCCAGTCAGGATAGTCGATAATCATCTCACCCTCGCAGATGCTGTTGTGTTTCGTGTGATGGCGCTGTGCATCGGTCCCTTGTTGTCCATGTCCGCGATAAACACATCTATGGTCATGCCGTTACTGTCCTGTCTGGCCTGAGCATCAATCCTGCTGCCGCCGGATGAATAGTCATTGATATTCACCGTCACCGGCACCTGACCGCCACCGATATCACGGTTGCTGATGACTTTACCGTTATCGCCGGGGATCATGTACTGGTTGCCGTTTGATGCTTTGAATATCTCCGGCTTTCCGCCCTCACCAACCCGGTACATTTCACCAGCAGATACAGGGCCACCATCTTTACGCGCTCCGGCAATCGTCAGTGCTTTCATCCCGATACTGGTTGCCGCGCCGGTCGCCTGTGCCGCAGTATACGCACCGAGACCGCTTGCAGATGCCGCCCCCATTGTTGCGATAGATGCCGCAATAGCCGCCGGAGTCCATGCAGCTAATGCCGCAGCGCCGCCAGCAACAGCTGCTGATGCATTTGCCGCCTGAGTGGCAACGCCTAATGTCTGGCCGAGGATGAAGTTTTTAGCCATCTCCACGCCGACCTGAACGATAGAGTTGACCACGCTGTTAAGCATGGTATTACCCAGCGACCGCGCGGCATCACTCCAGCTCATGGTTTGTGTGATAAGGCCGGTGATAGCGTTGGACGCATTCCCGGAGAGAGAATCAACTGCGGATGTGAGCATGTCATAGCCGAGACTTTGCTGGCTTAACAACTCCCACTGAGCCGCAAGCTGCTGCTCCTGATACTGTTTATCCTGTGCAGTTTTCAGCGCCAGATACTGTGCGTCCGTAGCTTGTTTTGCGGCTACGTACTGCTCATGGCTGATTTGCCCGTCCTGCTGCGACTTCTTCAACAATGCCTGTTCTGCCTGATAGTACGATTCCATCAGTGCCAGCTTCTGAGCATTTTCGTTAGCCAGTGCCTGAATTGGGTCAATTTTTGCCCGATTCTCAGCGACAATATTCACCTGACCATTTGATGTTTCTTCTGATATTTTGCGCGAATACTCCGCGTGTATCGCCGCCCTGCGTTGCTGATATTGCTCTTCGGTAACCAACTTACCTTTCAGTTGTCGCTCAAGTTGCTCCTGAGCCAGTTTCATATCCTGATCGGCTTTCACCCTAGGATTCTGCTCAAAGGCATCTTTCCGGTCTTTTATCTTCTGAGTGAGGTCGTACTCCTTACCGGCAAGTTCAGTTATTTCGGCTATCTGTGCTGCATTAGCCTTTGACCCAAGCTTCTGCACTGCCTCAAGGATTGCTGCCTCACGGGAAAGCCCTTTAGTTTCCAACTCTGCAACCTTCGTCGCATTAGCCAGGTCAGTTATCTTCTGTTTGAGTTTTTCGGCTTCTGTGGCCTCTTTTTTTGCCTCGGACACAGCTTCCCTTGATGTTTTAATGCCGGTTTTTTTTGCTTCGCTAGCCTCTCCAGCTTTAGCCGCTAATTCAGCAAGTTTTTCAGCTTCCTGCCCTGATATCCCTTTATCTTCAACGTAATATTTGACCTGTAATTGACGCTTTACTACGTCATCCTTCGCGCCGGCCATTTCAATTTCACGTTCAAGCGTCTTTTTCATGTCAGCGCCAGCATCTGACCACTGGACTTTTAAACTCTCAGCGTTGAATTTCTGTTTTGCCTTAGTGGCTCCATCAAGATCAAGGCCATAAGCGCGAAGAGCAGCGGCTGCGTTAGGCAAAGCCGTATCGGCTTCTCTACTTAATAAGTCGATTCCCTTCGCGAGAGTTCCATTCAGATCTGCCTGCATGATTTTTATGACATTTTTAGTTCTACTAAAATCATTAGATGCTTTTTGCGCGTTGTTGGTGGCTATAGCCAAATCATCCTGTGCGGCCACTAACTGTTTGGTTACCGACTGATATTTGCTTGTTCCGACCTCCACATTGGCTAATTCCGACTCCAACTCTTTGACTTTGCTTATAGCCTTTGAGTGGGCTATTGTTGCATCCATAAGTACACTGCTAAGTTTTGGTAATGCCTTCCTCAATTCCGCCATTTCGGCTTCTTTTTGAACACGGGTCATGTCCTTCATTTTGGAAGTTAATTCATTAACCCCGTCAGCAAGACGAACTGCCGCTTCCTTTGCTTCTTTGGCCTGCTGATAGAAATAATAAATCGCTGCCCCTGCCAACATGGCGAATCCCACCGGGCCGCCTACAAAACTCAGGGCTTTATTTACAAAACCAAGCGATACTGAAGCAGCCCTTGCTGCTGTTGCTGTATTTGCCATGGCTGCTGTTTGGATATTGGTAGCTTCTGTGTGAGCAATAGCTGCATTTGTAGCCGCAGTTCTCATTGCAGTGAGCTGAGCCTGCGCTGTTGCTTCAGCATTTGAACCCCTTGCAGCGGCGAGTTCAGTCCCAGCCTTTTCGACAGCAGCTCTCGCTGCTAGCAAATCCATTTGTGTTTTTCTTGCTGTCGCCGTCGCGGCATATTCGGCGGCTTTTGCTGCCTCAAGGTTAGCTACTGCTTCCTGTCTAGAAGCCATGGCGACTGTGATTTTTTCTTTAGTAGCCATTGCCAGTGCGCCCACATACCTTGAACCAACGACAGCGGCAACCAGTGTCAGCACTGCGCTCATTTCATCAAGGTGCTGACTAATTGTTACAACAGCTCCACTAAATGCCGATATTCCCGCCTGGGCAGTGGTGTTTTCGCCAAAGAATTTAGTAATATTGTTGCTGGCGATCTGAAGAGACTGAGACATTGTCTGCGTTGTATTCGCGAATTCAGCCTCAATCGTTGGCCCCATTTCACGGAATGCTTTTAACAGCACATCCGTGGTCAGTTTACCTTCTCCCGCCATTGACCTCAGCTTGCCGATGCTGACACCCAGTGAATCCGCAAGTCCTTTCATCAGCGCTGGCGCCTGCTCACTCATGGAGTTGAACTCCTGCCCGCGCAGTACTCCGGATGCTAATGCCTGTGATAACTGGACAAGCGCACCTTCAGATTCTGCTGCTGTAGCACCTGAAACAGTCATTGCCTTTGAGATAGTGGAGGTTATCTGCCCTAACTCTTCGCCGCTGAGTCCGGCGCTGCGCATCGCCCTTTCCAGTCGTGAATATAGGGTTGCGATACCGTCAAGGCTTGAACGGCTGTTCTGTGCGATATCAAACACGCGCTGATTCACCACCGCCAGCGTCTCACCGGCTTTTATGGAGTTGACGAGTTTGTTATTCAGGACCGTCCACGCTTCGGCGTAGCTGGCGACGGCAGACACAGACAGGTATGCAGTCAGTGACGCAGCAACCCGCGACAGTGAGGACATTGATCGCTCAGTGCCATTGACGGCTGTCGTTGTGCGGTTAAACCCGCCCTCCATATTCCGCAGTCGCTGATCCAGTTGGCGCTGTGATGTCAGCAACTGAGCAACATCCATCTGCACCTGATATACGATTTCGCCTACTTGTGCCATTTACCGGCTCCTTAAAATGAAAAACCCCGCCAGTTGGCAGGGTTATTGATAGTTGTGGCTATTTCATCTTTTAGCTGTAGCGATTGCATATAGCACATCAACCAACCTTACAGCGCTGACATTTTCCCACCGCCAGTATGATGTAAGTTGATGGTGTTCTTTGCTGTCAGGCTCACCAAGAACCCCTGTCACTATTGGTTGATGATCTAAAGATGCAGTGATGCGAACACTATCAGCCATTTGCATAAAACAAGTAAGTCCATCGAGGTCATCTCGCCTGATGTTTTTCTTATGCTTGTGTACATTTTGTGATGTAACTGAGATATTCATTACGCCCCCATTTCCAGTGTTTCAATTGAGTATACACGCACAAATATCCCAGCAAAAAGACTGGTGCGACATAAGCCCGAAAGCCTGGCTGCACCACTGCGATCAAACTGCCCTCTTCCTGCTCACCAACCGGCGCTTACCCTTAATCAGATCATCGTTACGAGCATCGTCGGCTTTGGTGATTGCTTCGTACTCATCTTTCGTGAAACCTTTCTCATCCGGATATTTCGCCTTCAGCATCATCACGAACTCAGTCATTGTGAGCTGCTCCGCTTCACTGCGGGTGATGTTGAAATGCACACGGGCGGCACTAATGTATTCGACGGCGTGGAACTCGTCTGAGTATTCGTCTTTACCTTCGTTGCGCTGGAGTTTTCGCACCTTAGCTTTACCGATAATGCCGTGGGTCATTAACTCACGTGCCAGCAGGATGATATCGCGATAATGCATGGCCCCCTGCCGGTACACCATGCCGGATTTACCTGGTCGCCATTCACCGATAACCTCAGAACAGTCATCATCACAACATGCCTGCATCACGGCCATTGCTGTCGATAAGATGCTTCGCCCGTAAACCGGCTTATTTAACAGCGTTATCAGCCATTCAGGAACCATTCCGTAAGCGTCTACGGCAGATGCAATAATTTGCTGTACCTCTGCGCCATTTAATCGCGTAAATGCGCTCACAATCTCTTTAGGCTCGCCTATTCGCGTCATGGCATCCAGTGACGGGCGGAACAGGTAATCATTTTCGGCAGTGGATATCACCATCTCGCCGTATTCTAAACGCGGTGTCATATATCCTCCTGGACATTATCAAGGGCACCCGGAGATACCCTTTGTAATATTTAGGCCGCAGTGACTGTAACGACACACTTCGCCGTCTTGCTGCCATCTTCCGATGTGACAGTAATATTCGCGGTACCGGCGGCAACACCGGTGACAGTGACGACATTCAGCAATTTACTGACGGTAGCGAAATTAGGCTTATCGCTGACCACTTCGTAATTTTTGTTTGTCGCATCAACCGGATTAAATCCGACCGTGAATGTTGACGTTTCACCGGCTTTAGCAGTCAGTGTCGCGGGATTGGCTACGATGCTCTGAACCGTGACTTCTTCCTGCAACCACTCAAAGCTGTCAGCATCAGCAATTTTCAGCTCACCGGAATACGTGGAGATTTCTTTGGTGGGAAACTCCATGGACCATGACGAAAAGTTCATGTAGCACTGGATCACATCGCTGCCATCACCCTTCATGTCTAGCTGAACCCATCGTGACGGCTGGCGACCAGCCTTGACCTCATCAACGATATATTTAGCCTCATCAAACGCAGATGTTGACCCATTCGCACCTTTGCGTTTAATTTCACCATCGAATTTAATCGTCACATCCATGCCGGTCACGATGGCTTCGGTCAGCCCTTTTGTGTCGTCAGCTTTGGATGTGACTGTTTCGGTGCCGTAGTCCACGCTTTTACTGGTCAATGCGCCGAGGCGCAGAAACGCGGATTGATCAGGAACCGTGCCGGGGCAACCGGGTGCGATACGGAGAATTCCCGCATTACCCATCACCAGGCCTTTATCATCAGGGCATTGTGCCATGTTGTAACCTCTTTATTTGCAAATAAAAAAGGCCGCATAAGCGACCTGTTTGAAGTGTGTTTGTTCAGGATGTGCAGCGGAAAGCCAGTTGCATGATGAACCGGCCTTCTTCTGTCGGTACCAGCTTAGGCATGCCGCCAAGGTTGTAAACTGAGTTGAGTTCGCAATCGTCCGGAAACTCGGATACGAAACTGAGAATGTCTTTCGCCCTGGTTAACACCGGCTCCGGGTCATTCTGTGCGGACACCAGAATCAGCATCACATTGTCATCTGCGCCAAGGTCGGCAAATCTGCCGCTGCCGCCATCAGGCTGAATAACGGCATATTGTTGTGTGCGTGACTCAGGCTCTTCCGTCCATGTCAGGTACTGAACAGTGAAATCATCCAGCAGGCCGACGCGGCTAAGATAACGCTCAAATGCTTCGTGTATCATATGCGCATCTCCTGACGCATGGCTGTTTCAATCTCTTTGCGTGAATCCTCAAAACCAAGACGCAAGAACTCTTTACGCGCCGTAGCCCTGACAAACTTCTGCTTAACTTTCGGATCATGAACAAATACCGCGTAGTTGGCAGAATACCCGACACGACCGGTAACGCGCGTGCCGTTAACTGTGATTTCACGGAACTGAGAGTTGATAAGAGTTGATGTATCGATAGGTGTGAACAGCGTGGCCTGAGCGCCACCAATCAGCATTGCCGCCTGTATTGCGCGGGTAACTTTACGACCGGTGATATTACCGACCAGCGCATTGATATTGGCGCTGACTTCTGCGATACCTCTGATTTTTGCTGCCATATCACGCCGCCGTTATCAGGGTGTAGTCATCCGCTATGTGCTCGAATACATCCTCATCGCGTTTGATGAATTTGATTTCGTCAGCACCAGCAGATACCGGATCACCTGAGTGCTTGCCGATGGCGATAAAATCACCTTTCTTCGCATCTGCATACTCAGTCCAGAACACCAGTTTGATCGTGATTTCAGAGCCGATATCAATCTTTCCGCCCTTAAGCTCGCTACCATAGCCACACAGAAAATGGATCGGTTCCGAAAATTCGGGCTTACCGTATCTGTCCTTTCCGGCAAGCCGCCACAACGTGGCCCATGAGGTATACGCCCAATTAGCAACTGAACTCATCGATACCCCCCGACCACACTGAAGAAACCGACCGTTTTGCTCGACAGCGGCAAATCAGAAAGACACCCGGCACTGTCCCATGCGCGGATCTGATTCAGCAGATAATCAGTACCGGCAGAGTCATACGCGAAAGAACGAGACGCCCCGTTAGGAGCGCTCTGTGATGATATCTTTCGTGCACCAGACAGTGAAGCCAGCCGGACAACGGTGTAAATCAGCAGCAGTTTCTGCGTGGTTTCGTCGTAGTTGGCTTCGAGACACCCGGACTTTGCATTAACCTGACTCAGTAACAGCGACAGCACAGAATCAGGCAATGTAAACCCGAGTTCCGCAATCATCGGCTTTACGTCATCAAGAGTTATCTGCATTATTTTTTACCGTTAGGTTTGCCCTTTGTCTGTTCAGGCTGTTCAGGCTGTTCAGGCTGTTCAGGCTGTTCAGGCTGTTCAGAATCGTCGTTACCAGGCGATGCTACTTCAATATCACCCGATGCGATAATCTCAACCAGACCAGCCTTTTCCCATTCTTTCGCGCTTTCATCTGACATTGTCAGCTGGCTACCGGCTTCCACAGGCTGGAAACCGGCACCGGCGAAGAAGTTATTTGAAACGACTTTTACCAGTGCCATAAATCCCCCTTATGCGCTTTTCGCGTGGACAACTGAGAAGTGGCCGCTGATGTCCTGTTTAACCATCAGACCGGCAGCGCCCCATGTGCGCCATACGTAATCTGAGTTATAGAACTGGCGCGGGTCTGCGACAGTACCAAACGCCTGACCAACAATCGGAGCGATAACACCGGCACCCAGTGGCACGATCAGCATTTCATTGCCTTTCAGCTCGTAATCTTCTTTGATGTCTTTGATGCCGGTGATTTTCTTCACTTCGTCCAGAATGGTGCGGGTCTGGTTAACGTCGAAATACACGCTTTCCCAATTCGACAGGATTTCACCTGACACATACCAGGTCTGCTCACCGTATTGCAGGTTTTGCAGTTTCAGCACATCACGCAGTTTGATGATTTCGGTGCGGATTTTCTTGCCGTCCTGCTCAGTGGCAAAGTTCACCGTCAGTGTCACCTGGGCTACGCGCTCATCAGCACGAAGGCCTTTCCATGATTTACCGTCAAACTTGATGAAATTACCTTCGGAATCACGGAACCCGTTCCAGATAAAATCAACATACTTGCGGCGGACCGTATCGACGGAATCAGACTGCGCATCGGACAGAGAGGCCAGTGCGGAACCTTTCGCGAAGATCGGGTCACGGAAGCCGAACTTAAAGCCGGTATCGTGAATCGGCACCATAGTGCCGTCAAAGGTGAAAGCGCCGGCATCCAGCAACGCACCAATCTGGCCGGACATTGACGTATGAGCAACGCCACCACTGCCTTTACGGGCATATTCATACACGGATTCTTCCAGACGCACGGAGCGGGAAAGCCCCATCAGGTCATTCAGCAGGGTAAATTCGGTATTCGGCTGAAACTCGGACAGAACAGTCTGGTCGTATGCTTTATACAGGCGGCGGATATCATCAACTGCGTTAGCGGCATCAACTCTGATTGCGCCGTTACCGCGTGAATTGGCACGGATAATGAACTCAGCAACAGCCTGTGAGGATGCGTCACGGGCAATCTGCAATTCGCCAAACTGCGCCGTATTTGCTTCAAGGTTGCCGGTTTCGGTCGCTTTTTTGGTTGAAAAATAAAACATTCGGTTCTCCTTACTTGAACACAACGCGAACCAGCTCACCCGCCTTAGCGGTCAGTGCTGAATCTTCTTCGACATAGGCGAATACAACTTCACCTTCCGCAGCGGTGGCCGCTGTGATCTTGCCGTTGGCAACAATCACCGGCTGGCCTTTTTTGTACGTACCGGCAGCAGCGCGGACGTTCAGGAATAATCCCTGCAATGGCTGGATTGCCACCACCCAATCACCGGCCTTCAGGTCGTCATCTACACCTTTGCAGCGCAGATAATCCATGTTTGCCACGTACAGGATCGCCGACTCTTTACCATCCACTGAGGCTTTGAACTTACCACCATCAAAAAAGCCTACCGTGCCTGGCTTAATGTCTGCTAACGCCTCGCCTTCACGATTTAACAGCGGGTTAGGGAAAATACCGCCCGCATGAATCACACGTTTTGTTTTGTTCGCCATTTCGTTTTACTCCGGCATTTCTGATACTGAGATGGAAGAGTTATGCTGAGAATGGAACGAGCCATTCAGCCCCTGAACCGGTGTACACTGCGCATACAGCTCTTTCAGCGGGTCGCCGTCCAGCGCATTCACAGCTGTTTCTGTGAAGCCGAATTTGGCCTTAACTGCTTCACGCATGGCTGATTTTTCTTTGTCTGCGTTTGCGTTTAACTGGCTTTTAAGTGCGCTGATTTCATCAGTGAGCGGCTTGAGTGCGGCATTCACTGCTGCGGTGACATCATCTGTGTTAGTTGCCTTGTCTTTGGCCTCTTTCTCCGCTTTCTCACGCGCCGCTTTCTCTTCCGGCGTTTCTTCGCCGTTGGATTCATTGGCGATCATCTGGTTGTACGCATCCATCAGCTCAGCATCGGATTTTCCGTCTGTGTCGATGCCTTTTGCCTTCAGCGCGTTTGTGATGAGTTGTTTCATCGGGTCGTTTTCCTTATTGGTTTTTACTTCGTACTCTGTTGGCTTGCGCACAACTTCAATGGGCTCACCGACAAGATCAGCTTCGCCGTTGTCGTCAATGAGGTATTTTTGCTGGTAGGTTTTGCCGGTTTTGTAGTAAATGAATTTGTCGGGCCAGACCATTTCCGGGTAAGGCCAGTCGTCACCTGATGATTGTTCTCTCAGGGCATCGCGCAGTGCTTTATAAATATCCTCGAAAGAGAAGTTTGAGCCGTTGGTGAAGAAGAACTTCGTTTTGTTGAAGATGCCGGATTCAGTGCAGTTTGCCGCATCAATCAGGCTGACATTTTCGATATCGCATTTCTGCCCGTCATCGTTAACGAACATCCCGACACCATCCTTCGGTGTGGCTGCTCCCGGCTCACTCGCCGGAAGAATGGCGATGTGGTCAAAGTGCATGTTTCGGGCTACCCATGTATATGGCTTACCCTTTGACTTGCCTTTGTTCTGCTCGCGCTGTAGCAGCAATCCGGTTGATACGTGGATCGGGTCTGTGCTGTTACCGGCAATGATGTCATCCACACGGGCAAGGAACTCTTTCCCTTTCTCTGTGGCATCCGCGAAACGTCGGTTGACCTTCACGTCCATGACGACTCTTTCACCATCTTTGCGGACATTCTCAGCCCATGCGCCGATGTGAAACTGGTTTACTGCTCTCGGCGTGTCAGCCGATACGTAATCTGTGCCGATTTTTGGGTGTCCGTACGGGCACTGTTTCCCCTCCATCGACTGAAAGCTTTTGTTAATTTCGCTGGCCGGATATAGCCCCCCGTTCATCACAACGTCATCAACAACAGGCACAACGCCGCGAATGACGATATGCTCGTCACCGTCGATGGTTTCAGTTGAGATATTGGAGGAATTGATAGCCAGCGATTTAACATGAATACCCGAAAGCTTCATGTGGTGGCCTCTTTGGTTATGAATCTTTGTCTGTTGACCAGGCTTTCCGCTCTGCTGCCAGCCGGTCAATAATGCCTTTGTTGTAAATCGTCCCGTCATCATTCAGTAATACCGGCTGTGTCGCGCAGTAGCAGTTAAACCGGTTGCCGCCGTCGGCATAGAACGCTTCGACCTCTTCGACAGTGAACACCTTGCCGTGTCGTGCTGCATGCCAGCTGCGTGTAGTCGGTTTCAGCGCAGATAGCCACAGCAGACCGGTACGCAAACCGAGCCGCTCACTTGCCCGCGTGGTTTCATTCCAGTTTGCACGACGTAACGCGCCTACCTGTTCCGTCTGAGCTATGCGCTTTGCGTTGCTCATTGAGACATCCAGCCTCTGACTAACGATTCTGGCTGTTTCTCTCGGGTTGACACCCCTGGCTATCGACATGCCGATAATGTTCGACAGGTCAGCGCGGGCGGCATCAGAAATACCTTTCCAGTCGCTGAACGTTGAGATAAACGCTGCGGCTAGCTGGTTCTGATATGCAGGCTGCGACATCAGGTAAGTGAGCGTTGTCTGTGACGCATACACCTCTGACTGTAGCGACAGATTGGTGTACGCATTCAGCGTACCGCGATCATACTCAGCTGCGACATGGCTGAACGCCCACAGATTTTCATTCCCGCCCTCAAGCAGATATTCATCCAGAATGGATTGCAGCCTCTCAAGGAAACGCGCGTACTCGTCAGGACGCTCAGCCAGGTCATACGAATAAACACCCGCGTTAACCCTGATAAGCGAATCTGGTTCGTTCTGTGCGTTTTTAGCGAGAATGTAACTGTAGAGTGAGTTCTGATTTCGCTCCCTGCCAGTGAATGACAGATCGAACAGTTGGCGGAGTGCTTTTTTCAGTCCGTGATACCGGTTTTCAATATCGCGATACATCTTTCTGACTGGCTTTCCTGACTGTGTCGGGTCCGCCTTATTTCTCGGTATTATCGGCGACCCTGTTCTCTGGTTCTTTATCATCAGTTAACGGGTCTCCTTTGGGGCCGGTTTCCGGTGGATCAGTACTTTCAAACTCGGTCAGGGTCGGATATTCCCCCAGCGCCCTGATTTCGTTCTCCTGGAATACCGAATGACCGAATGCCTGCTGTGTTTTAACAGCGACATCGGCAGCTTTGTTCATCGAGTCGATTTTCTCAGCCTTACTCGGTGCCAGTAAATCAGACCAACTGACGGTGATTTCCTCTCTTGGCTCGATAAGGCCGAGCGCCCAGAATCGTGATACCACGGACTCAATCACTGATTTCAGAAATCCTGTGCGCCGTGACATGCACGTTTTCGCCCAATCCTTCATGTCTTCTGTTGATGCCCGTTCACCGGTAATCTGACCAATTAGCACCTTAACCGGCATATTGATTGAGGCGGCGAATTCAGCCAGTGCGGTACGCCATGTCGGTTCAGGGTCAGCAGGTGCAACGGAAAGCACACTTGCCGTTCCTTCCTGCATCATCACTGACGCGTCAATGCTCTCGTTTAGTCTGCGAACCTGCTCATCAAGCGCATCAGCCAGACCATCCATATTAGTGCCTAACGCTTCAGCCAGTCGCTGGAAGTCGGTTTCTTTGCTGAACGCATAGTTGAGCTGACGACTGGCGTTTTTCAGGAATCCTTCAGCACTGCCGCCCGATACCTTTTCAGCATCAAGGAGTTTGTTGTAGCCTTTCCGCAGTAGCGGGGTACCTGATGTTAATTTTCCGTCCGCCGCCCCTTCAGCAAGAATGATTACGCGATCAGGGTGAATATCAATAATTCGCCCGGGAGAGCCGCCTGATTCCTTGCCGACATGCATTTCTGTAAATGAGTACAGCGCAGGATAACCGTAATCCTCGCTGAGCTGGTCTTCGTTCCAGAGTTTCACATCAAGCTGATCTTCCCACGCGGGGATCATGCGAATAATGGCCTTGTCTTTCAGGCGTGAAATTACGGCCTTATCGACCGGTTCATCCCACTTGCGACCATCACGCAACTGAATAATCAGACCGGAATACCGGCCAACCAGATTGCGCTTATCAGCCTCCTTGATCTGCTCCCAGTGTGATTTAAGCAGCTTATTCAGCTTGTTATCCCAGTCAGTAGAGCCGTCCTGGTCTGCTTTTTCGTCCCCTTCGAATATTTCAGGGACATCAATCCAGCAGCCGGAGATATACCGGTCTACCGCTGCACCACCCAAAGCGTTACGGTCATAGGCGTTGTAAAAATCATTAAACGTCAGCACTTCCGGATAGCCGAACTCACGCCAGATGCGCGGGCGCTTTGTGTTTCCGGTTACGATACCGCCAGTTGCGTATGTCATTCTGGCTCTTTCTACCGCGCTGATAGCGTTATTCACCGCCAATGACAGCCTGTCTCTGTTTACTTCCATTGTTGCCCTCATTAACGTTTACGAACCAGCATGCCGGAGTGAGATTTCTTGTTACGGCGACTTACCGCGAAATAACGGAATCCGTCAGCGTCATGTGATGTGTAGTCGTGAAGCGGCTTATCCTTCCAACACCCTCGCTTGTCGTCCCATTCTTTCCGGTACGCCTCAAGGTGGGTGATGCCTTCACCACATTTGTTCTCATCGAACACGCAGAGCGGCAGGATTTCACGCACTGCCTCAATGCCCTCATCAACGGACAGTTTCGGCACCACCTCAAAGCGGATGGAGTAGATTTGTCCGTCAATTTCGTACCCTTCCCGCGCCAGTTCCCGGCGTGATTTCGCGTCTGAACCAAACTCGCGGTTATCGATATCATGTGGCCCGTTATGGCTGGCATAGTCATAGCCTTTGTCTTTCAGCACCTTCATGTAGTGCCTCAGACCTTCACCGCTGTTTGAGTAGTGATCAATAATGTGGAACTCTTCACCGACTTCACGCACAAACCAGATTGAAGTAGAGTCGCCCACGCCAATATCCCAGTACGTATGCACCGGCAGGTGTGAGTTATCAGGGATTTCACCAATGCGTTTATTTTCGTACAGCCAGCGGAATTGCTTCGCGTAATACGCGCCATCAACAGACTGCTGAAATGCCTCTGACGGTATCGACGGGTATTCCCGTTTCATATCGTCGCCGAGCGTTTTCTCTTTGGCGTAGTACCATGCTTTCTGCCGATCGGTGAGCGTGATTCCATATTTGCCGGATAGCTCATCAAAATAGTCGGTCAGGCGCTGCGGTAATTGCTCAACAGGGTCGATTGCGTACTGCGGATTCTTCCACCAGGAGAAGAAGAAAAACTTCCAGTCCAGCGGAGATAGTGATTTGCCCTGCATCAGTGCTTTTTCTGCCAACTGGCAGTAGTCAAAGAAATAACCGGCCCGCCCTTCTGCCGTGCTCTCAATCGTCGTAAAGCATTCCGTTGATACCGCCTCAAACGCCCCTGTAACAATCTCACGGGCTTTCTCTGGTTGCTTGGCGCATATCTTCCCGAACTCTGATACGTGCAGGTAGCGCAGCGTACCGCCACGAAACGACACGGACACGGTCACCGAGCCGCCTTTGCTGAACACCAGCTCACCAGCGGAGTCATTACTCGCGGGGTTGGCTGCTTTGATTTCGTCCGGCAGGCGCTCGTAGGCGTATTTGATTTTCTCCCGGAACAGGCGTTTTGCGTCCGGCAGAGTGTGGGCTATCAGTGCGCACTTAGCCGATTCAAATATGGCCGCGTCAAGCTGGATAATGCAGACCTCTGTCGTAAAACCAAGCTGACGGGCTTTCAGAATGATGTTGCGGTTGTGAATGCCTTCGAAATATTCCGTTTGCTCAGGCGTCATTTTAAAGCGAACCGGGCGACCTTCTTTATCGGTGATCCAGTACAGATTATTCAGACGCCATTGCTTATTACGCAGTAACGCTAAATGCTCTGGCTTCATGTTATTTGCTCGATAGTTCGTCCATCAGGTCGGATAGCTGGCTGGCTGTTTTATTCGGCTGCATGTCATCAAAGCCATACGCCTGACGCTCAAGGCCGATAAGGTTCTTCAGTGTTTCGCTCAGCGCTTTAGCTGACTTCACGCGTTCAGGCAGTGAGATAACAGCATGGTAAAGCTCGTTCAGCTTGTCTCGCCCATTATCATCTGGCTCAATCATCAGCTCGCCGAGTTTCTCCAGTGCGGCCACATCGGCACACTCTGCGCTCAGTTCATCAAACAGCACGTTAGCCAATTCACGCGCCCGCCGGATATCGCCGCGATGCTCCATGCGAACGTTGGTTATTACCTCTGCGGTGGCTTCGATAAGTACGCGTTCCGATAGCGCCGTTTCACTGCGTACCTGCCTGCGTACCTCTTGCTTGCGTACCATGTCATCAGACCTGGCTTTTATCTTCGCATTCAGGTCACGCGACCAATCGTCACGCTTTGCTCTCTTTCTTATCGCCCCTTCAGATATATCGTGCTGTGAGGCAATTTCACGGAGTGACATCACGCCAGCTCTGTAAGCCGACTCGATGGCCTCCCAGTCTGGTCTTTTAGCCATTCCTATTCCTTACTCTTTTCCTCAACAACCGGAATGTATCTGATGTCACTGATTTCATCCGGTGCGATATATGTCCATGAACCATCCAGACCGGCAATGCCAATCAGTCCGTTAGTGATACGTGGCTCTTTCGTTGTCATCAATCCGTGATATGTCGTGCCGTCCTTTTTGGTTGCTGTGACTTCGTATTTTTCAGTCATGTTCACCTCAGTTGATTGATGTTCACCATTTCTTCCACCACGGCAGGTGTCGCCGCATATGAGGGTGTCTTTATCCCGGTGTTACCGATTATTCTGGATGTCCACACGCTAGCTGTGAGGAGTGGCACAGGTCGTGGCTAATGTGGCAGAGGAGATCGGCGGCTCGTAGGTAATAAAAAAGACCGCTGTGCGGTCTATTCCGTTGATAATCAAGCAAAGCGTATTTTTTCGCTCTGTAAAATCGGTCAGTTTCTGCGGGTGATTAGCTTTCCGCCACCAACGAGACCAAGCGCCATCTGGCCAATGTCGTCAATCATCTTCTCTGCGCGGTCTAATATCACCAAATCGCGCTGTCTTTTCTTCAACCGGCGGCCGGCGTCAGACGAGTCCTCATCGGATGCTTTTCTCGCAAGAACGAGCATGTGCTGTAACTGCTGTATGGTAAATCCAAAACCAGATTCAGCTTCCAACTCCGTCATGTGGTCGAATACCTGAGCCTGCAGCTCGTAGCTGTAGCTCATAGCCATCAGGCAGGCTTCGCGCTTGAAGAACCGATACCCGCGATAGGTTCTCCCCTTGCTATCAGTGTAATCGGCTAAAAATTTAGCCGATTGATTTTCACCGATAACACGCGGCACTTTTGCGATGAAGTTTTTATGGGATAATTTTCTGTACTTTTTGCACGGGAAACTCAGCCCCTCAGACTCAGCTTTCGCCTTACGGTCAGCGTTGATGTAATCGACCATTTCCAGACTGGTCATTGTTGGTTGCCCTTCCGCAGGCAAAGCGCTACTGATGACAGTTAATTTAGTCATGATGTCTACCTTACTTAGTAATGAATCCTGCCACATAGGAGATCAGCCCACCAAAGCGACATCAGCTATAACTGATCGCCTCAGGACTCATTCCTAAATATTGGCTTGGTGTTTAAAGATGTGTGCATGTGGTGCACAAGGTGAAATGCGTAGAGTCGCAACCTTCGCCACGTTACCTACGTTGCTGAGTCACTACCGGCCTGTTCCCGGTGGTCAAGATGTGGATCATCCTCCTTGCCGATATAGTTCGTACTATATGAGGCTATGAGAAATCAGATATAAAAAAGCCCTGCGGTTTAGCGAGACACTATTGATTAACTCGCAAAATTGCCTGTATATTGAACACGGTAGTTAGAGTAAGCATCCTTTATCAATTGCCTATTTGCCCTGTTTTACAGGGCTTTTTTGATTTTTTAATCGCATTGAAATTACGGAAGTTTTGAGGGTATACTCAGTACGAAAATAACAATAACTATTCTCTAATATTCCATATGCGCCCCTTTATTCTGGGGCTTTTTTTTGCCTCTCCGCTTCAATCTCCCGTATTGCCCGCTTATCGTGATTACAGTCTGCTATCGACTTCATTGCATCGGCCAACAACAGGATTGCGCCGCCGTATGTCAGTTCATCCGGAATAACCGGCAGCGGACAATCAGCCGTCAGTTGTGGCGGGATCGGCACCACCGGCGCGGGCACGAATGTCTCTTTCGTATTGCTGCAACTTCCCAACAATGCCAGGGGAAACAGGAGTAACAGCACACTCACTGTCTTTAAACTCCGTTCTGATAACGGTTTTAACTTTGACATTCTCCGTTCCCTCTGTTTCTTTGGCTTTGATGTTGTCGAGAGCCACACGCTGATTGATAGCGACAGCAGACAGGGTGATGTTATTTACCGCTGTCAATGCAGAGTGCTTATCTTTCAGTGCCTGGTGATTATCTTTCAGCCCACCATACAGATGCAGGAGAAGCAGTAGGCCAATGAGCAGAACCGCGCAGATACCGGCCAGCGCTTTTGTCAGCCAGTCCATATCATGACTCTTTTACTGACAGCGCTGCGTTACCGACTGGCAGCGGGCGATTATCCATCGGCACACCAGATGGCCAGCGGTAACCAGTAACACGGTCGGTGCCGAATGCTTTGATATTTACCGCATCTGACTGATTGCCGCCCAGCACCATCAACTGACCTGATTCTGTCTTACCGACCACGAAGCCAACATGACCGCCGACGGTACGGGAGAATGTGACAATGCAGCCATACTCAGGTGCATTCAGTGCGTTCCCGAACGCCAAATATGACCGGGAGGAATCAGAACGTGTCGAGCGGATTCCGGAGCGCTCCAGACAGGCATTCACAAATCCCGCACACCACGGCACTTTACGCGCAGTGCCAACCAGTCCGCGCAGTTTGCTGTCAATCCACATCTGGTCTACAGCTGCGGAACCTGCTGCCGTGTGTTCTGATACGCCAATTTCTTTTCGGGCTTCAGTAATCCATTTTGGTTCAGTCATCGCTCACTCCCGCCTTGCCTTTGATTATTTTGCTCAGCGCATCCACACCGATATAACCAATGAATACGCTGGTCAGATACGCCAAATCAGGATTAAGGCCGAGTAGCGCCAGCAAGTCCTTCACGAACCACGCGAAGATTGCACACATCAGCCCGTCAAAAATGGTCTTCTTCCATCCTCCGCCGTTATAGCGACCACGAAGGATAGCCACCGACCCAGCGAGAGCGGCAAATATGCCCTGGTCTTTGTACTGAGACAGATACATCAGTACCTGATCCCAAACGTCTGGGTTTTCTTTCATTTTCATGGCTTACCTCCTGACGGAGGGTATTAGAAGTTAATAGGGTGCCGCGCACAGTATCTCTGCGCTGATTACGTTTGTTTGTTCAGGATTCTGTGGCGGCGTATTGGTGCCCCGAGACCGGATTCGAACCGACAACCCATCGGTTATGAGCCGAGCGCTCTACCGTTGAGCTACTGGGGCGTATATGAAAAAAGGCCGCACAGTGCGACCTTTAGGATATTTATCTGTTGGGACTGTGGGCCTGCAATATTTTGAACTACCAAATATATTTTGGTGGTTGAAATATGAACTATCCGGAAATTCCGGAGAGTTGAACCTGTAAGTAACTCTTACAAGTTGCAGATATGGAAAAGCCCTCCGGAGAGGGCTGTTATGCATGCTTCGACACAAGGCCAGTTTCCCGCCGGTGTGCGCCGTTTACTTACTTCCTCGCTCTGCATTCTAAAAAGCCCCGCATTTGGCGAGGCTTATAATTCAGGTTAAGCGACTTAAGAGTCATGTAGAGCAACTTACCTGATAAGTATTGTCCATTTGGTCATTACTGTCAATAGCAAAGTTCAGTAATTTTGCGTACCTTAGCCACACGTTTGCGACTGTTCATTGCATTTCGCAGAGGTTCATACAGCAACCACTGGGCAGCTTTGAGTTTTTCGTCAACCTCACGGCGACATGTCCGCATAGATGGAATCTTTATTTTCCCTCCTGAGCGCGTGTTCATTTTGCGTGGTTTTGCAACTCCGTGATAGTAAGATGCAATCGACAGCTTGGATGAGCCGTGAGCATAGTAACTGAGCAGTATTCCGTAAGCCTGTGTGTCAGTGGCGATAACTGAATCTACGACCTGAGAAATCAACATTCCGTCATCGTCATTGCACATTGGTCTTGTCGGGTTTTTGTCCGGTTCGGCAGTCTGCATGAACTTATAAATCATGTTAATCATGCGAATATCAATCCGGCCTGAATATACCCACGCACCCCACAACTCCAGCCACTGATTCAACCAGTCGTGCTGCTCTTTGGTGAGTTCCTTTTCTCCGATATAGCTCATCTTACCTCCGGCAAAACAGTGTGTTTGTGGCAGTCGTACCTGGCGCTGAACACCTTCCTCAGTAGCAACTCCCTGCTTTCGCCGACTTCCTGTCGAACCTTGAGATATCCATCTCTTTTCTGTGTGACTACGTGGTGATGCTTTGTTTCACGCCTGAGCCACCTCGCTTCTTCGATTGCGGCCTGAATATCAGTAAATATCGTCATCCCCTATCTCCCATATCGTGACATCCAGTGACCCACCGCTTACCCTTTCACCGCGCCTGATCCGCATATCATCAATCTGGCTGTCGTCCTTCCAGAAACCGGCGTGAGTGAGCGAATCGAAAACAGCCTTTGGCAGGTTATCGAGGTCTCTCTGTCGTTTGTCCGGGGGATTTGCTGTGATACTGATTCTGATGCGGGATGTGGTGCTGATATCGAGGTTTTGCTGTCTGATTAACTCTGTGATGTGCTGCCGGTATCTGGTTCCTTTCTCTGCGATGTAGTGCCGACCTCTGGCGTGTCGCCAGTACGTGTTTAGAGATGGCGGGTACGGCAACTTAAGGTGATATTGGTTCATCCCGATATTTTCCCCTCTGCCAGCAACTGCGCCTGAGTCCGGATAACGCCCTCAAGGTGACACTGTTTTGCATACTCAGCGTCTGTGAGGCGTGTACGCCGGTCGATTTCGTCATGGCACGCACTGCACGCCCATGCGCCAAAAATGTCCGGTGACTTAATTCCGGTACCGCACAATCCAGGCATCCGATAATGAGCCAGTACCACCGTTTCAGAATTGCCGTTACACACTCCCGGAATTCTGATCTGGCATTCTCTGCCGCGTGCTTCTTTTCGTAGATTTGCCACATTTCACCTCACGATAAACTGATACCGATAGCCAGAACGAACAACACCCAGCACAATACGAACGGGATATATCGTGTCGCCTGTTCAATGCCGTCCCGTTTATGCGACCCACCGGTATTATTTTCACCTTTCGGGTATTTGTGTTTATGCATGTGTTTAATTCTCTTCCTCGGCATCACCATCTCCTTTGATTTTCTCGACTACTTCCAGATGTGGACATTCACCGGCGCACTGGTCGCACAGCCACGTTTCATCGTCGGCCAGTTCTTTACTGCATATTGCGCAGGTCATTTAAACCAGCCCTCATATTCAGACTCCGGGACTCGCTGGCGAACAATCTCTATCGACATTGATTCCATATCGCCTTCAGCGTTACGTTGCTTTGCTGTCTCAACAAGTAAGTCAACTGCGCTGAGGTAATCATCCTCCCGGAAATTACCAAGGCACATCCAGCGGTCACAAACGCGCCATACAGTACGCTTCGTCTCTTCCTCCTTCTGGTTTATGGCTTCGTTTATCGCATCCCTGAAGTTTCTTAACTGGTCAATATCAAGACCTTCAATTTTACTTTTCCAACTCATGTCCGCACCTCCCGCAGCATTGCGTCAATTCTGGTTATTTCTGACCGGCCAAAATCCGGAGTGATGTACGCCTTGCTGACCACCTTCCCGCAAAATTCAATGCGCTTTGGCGGCTCTTCAGGAATAACAACCTCCTGGATGACCGGCGCTTCTGGTTTGCTTCTTGATTCATTTCGGTGCTGATACAGTCGGGTTACAGCGTGAGGTGATACTGCAAACAGCGGTGCCGGATGGCCTTGCTTACTGCGGATGCTTCCGACTTTAACAAGGCATCCCATATTCACCATTTCCTTGGTGTATGGCCACATTCTTTCCTTTGACGAGCCGCAGCGCAGAGCTATCTCAGTGTTGGTGAGTTGGTCGATATCTCTGCATCGCCTGATGATGTCCACATATGTGCTGAATTGATAATCTGTCATCGCCACATCCTGTTAACCATTGCTCGTGGTGTTGGTTTCAGATATTTGACTACCGGCAGATACACGGTAACGTCGAAATACTGAGGGTTGATATTCAGTGACTTCACCGGGTTATATCCTTTGCGCCTGTAGTGAGTACAGAGGTTATCGGCTTCGTCATTGGTGAGAAGCTGGTGTATGTGAGGTTCTTTCATGCATCCTGCTCCCTTTTGAGTTTCATGTACTCCGAATCCTCAGGCGTAGTCAGTATTAAACCGAACTGTGCAGCCCATGATTCGATTTGCTGAAGAAAGTAATGCATATCCCCCTTATCCAGTTTTGAAGTGCTCCTGAGCGTCTCACGCTGCGTTTTCTCGCCGGTGATAACATCGGTGTACTCAGTGGTTTCAAATCCGAGGTATGTCGCCTTCAGGCTTTCCTTCACCCATGCTTCAGTGCAAAACGGCCGGCCGGCACGAATCAGGTAATTGCTGATTTCTTTGTACCAGACATGGCTAAGTGAATTTTGTGAAAGGCTTCGTTTCGGGCGGTAGGGTTTTGCGGTGATACTTAACTTCGGGTGGGTGTTCAGTAGTGATTTTAGTTGCTCGTAAAACAGTTTTTTGTTGGATTCATGCAGGCAGAAGTTTTCCACATTACCCCCTATTCCTCCGGCCTGCGATACATGAAAACGACCAAGCCGCCTTTTGTTGCAATCTTCAGGTCATCACCGGGCTTCATGTCGCCAAGCTCATAGGCATCATATAGCTCGTTTATCGCCGCCTGCTTACGGTCTTTTTCCTTCCGCTTGAATGCCCTCCTGAATAGCACTTCCCCAAAAAACCACTCGGCTGATTTTGCGATAATCCAGACATAGCCGATTGCCATCAGACCGGTGGCCGCGTATTTGATAACTTCATTCATCCCCTACTCCTTCTCACATTGTGGTGCTCTGCGGTTCCAGGCGGCGATTGCCATATCGATTTTTCTGCTACCAATCATTTGCGCGGTTTGGGCATCGCAGCTATGGCAACGGACTATTGCTGACCGGTCGGGGCAATCTTCTTCGTATTGGCAAAATGCTTCTACGTGCGAACTACCGCAAAAAGGGCACGGCTTAAGCCTCTGTGTTTTCTCTGTCATTTCAAACCACCTTGTTGCGCTCAGGAAATCCGACTGATACATTGAAGTGACTGCCGGCATCAAAGACGACTCCTATCGCCGACTTACCCCATGGCTTTTTACGCATTGCTGATTGCATCTGCGCTGCTTTTTTCCTCGCCTGTGTTTCGGTTACGCGCACCGGATTAAAATCACCGTCTGTGGATGGAGCACTGTTGACAAACATTGGTTTCGCTTTCATCACTCCTCCGCTATCAAGATCTTACGCTGATTGTTTGTGCACACATCGTCACGACCCGGAGCGATACCAAACCAGCGCAGATATGCAGTCCCATCGCTTGTTATCGCTTTCCACATCTTGCCGGGATAAACACCGGAAGGAATGCTGTATGAATAATTAGCCAGCAAATCAAAGTCGCGCCGCGTAATCACTGCGTGAGTATCATCAATCAGAATATTATCGGCTGATGGTTGGTCATAATACCGCCCCAGCGGGTCAGTCATTTTAGGGATTGTATTTTTCATCACTCCTCCGGTGGTTGTGGCTTCCACTCTGTAACGGCATCAAGAATTCTTGCTCCGGTTCTATCTGTGTAATTTAAAAATACCGGCAATCCAGCTTCATCAGCAAAAAATATAGCTTTCACATAAGCACCGGAATTCTTTGCCATTACATACTGGTGCTCTTCCGGCATTCTTTCCGAGCACTTAATCCATTCCATCTTCATCTCCTTTTGGCGGTGTCTGGTACGGCAGTCTGCTGCGAACTCCGGCATTCCATGCACGGTATCTGGTGTTTATTTCGTGATGTTTGTAATCAACCCCTCTGAAAATGCTTTGGTTTCGATGCGATATGATGTACTCGACTGTGTGCCCCATCTCCCCCGCACACCACTTTTCAAAATCCGTTGGTTCCATAATCAAAAGTCCTCTTTCCCCTACCAGCAAAGTTGCTTCGCCAGTCTGATTTTTTTTAATGCATCAAAAGCTTCAATCCTACTAAATCCGCCGCACTCTCTTGCATAGGAATGCACAGCCCTTTCTGCCTCTGCAAGCCTTTCCAGTGCAATGCGTTTTAATTCTGCGAGTTGTTCTGTAGTCATAATCAAAAGTCCTTCTGTCTTGGGTTATGCCGCGCCGGTGGTTCGGCTCTGACCATTGCCTGAGTCTGATCGATATCAAACATGCACAGGCCTTTCTGCTCGACGTATGCTGTTCCCGCTTTGCCGTGTCGGTTAAGGCGCACAATCAGCTCTGTGAGAGTTTTGTCGGCGTTGTCGTTGTAAACTGAATCTTTGTAGATCCCCAGCCAGTAATCGCAGTCCTGTTCGATTTGGCCGGTGTCGCGGCTGTCACTTGGCATAGGCCGCTTGTCTGCCCTGTCCTCCAGCTTGCGGTTAAGTTGGGTAAGCAGGACAACGGTGGTATCGAGTTCTTTTGCCAGCTGCTTCAGACCCTTCGTGATTTCGCCGTATGCGATATCGTTCCGGTCTGCCTTGCCTGCCTTCATCAGCGTCAGGTAGTCAACGCCGATAAACCCGATTTTCCCTGTCTTGCGTTTCAGTTTCCGGCATTCCGCCTGAATGTGTGCCAGCGTCATTCCAGGAGTATCATCAAGCCAGATGTTAGGACGCTCACTTAACTCACCCATTGCCTTGCTGATAAGCCCCCACTCGTACTCATCACCGCTGTCATACAGGGCATTGGAACTGATTCCAGATTTCTGGCTGATCATCCGTTCGGCCAGCTGCTTGTTGGTCATTTCCATCGAGAACAGCGCGACCGGCAATCCGGAATCGGAAACGTTTTTAGCCATTTCGGTCAGGACTGTGGTTTTACCCATCTTCGGACGCGCACCGACGACGAACAGGGAGCCACGAACAATGAACTTCGGCGCAAGCATGGCATCAAGTGGCGCAATGCCAGTCTTCAGGCCGCGGTTAGCATCGGGATCTTTGAATCGCTCCTCAACCTCGATAACCCACTCATCCAGCACGGCAGAGATATTCGTCAGTCCTGACTGTCGTCCGGTTTTACTGCTCTCCACCACATCGGACAGCATCGTCTGAGCCATATCGATTTTTTCTGCCAGGCTGAGAACACTGGCTTCGGTAAACAACCGCTGTATTTCTCCGGCCTTCTCGATTGCCTGCCGCTCAATAGCCTTGTCACGGATGGTGTTTGCGTAAGCAACGATGTTTGCCGCACTCGGTGTGCCCTTGCTCACTTCGGCCAGGTAAGCAAACCCGCCTGTCTGTTTCGATTTTCCGGCACTTTCCAGTGCGTCAGTGACAGTGATCAGGTCAATGGGCTTACCACTGCGATTTAACTCGCGGATAGCTTCGTAAATCTGCCGGTGCGATATCTGGTAAAACATTTCCGGCTGAAGTCTGGATAGCACCATCTGGCTGCGGTCGCCCTGCGGGTCTAGCAGTAACGCGCCGATAACACTTTGCTCGGCCTCGAGGCTTTGCGGAACCTGGTTAATCACAGTGAGCCCTCCCTGGTTTTTAATACCGTTTCCGGCCGGAGCAGATAATCAAAGCTCGCTCTCCAGCCTGAATCATTCTCTCCGAAGTAAAACGCCTTCGCCGTAGTCATGAAATAATCAAAATAATTTCTGGCAGCTTCGACTGTTGGCTCTTTGAGTTCTTTCAGGAACTTGGATATCGCCCGTTTGCGTTTGTCATTCAGTGATTCGGCGTTCGGCAGTCTGTCACCGGCTGATTCGTTGAATGCGTTCATGATGTCGAGATAGGGGGTCTGATTTTTTCTGTTAGCAGAAATCAATTTTTCGCCATTCCCCTCTTGAGGGGTTAGGGGAGTGTCTTTCTTGTCTTTTGTATTATTGTCTTTTGTGTTTGACCGTTTCGGTAAAGCCGATTTTACTGTTTCGGTAAAACTAACCTTTACTGTTTCGGTAAATGTTTTACCGTTTCGGTCAATATCTGTATTCCACTCAGAAATGTTCTTGTTAATACCTACCTTGCGCCCTTCCTGGATAAGGATTTTCATTCTGAACAGCTGATTTTTTGCTGTTGAACATTTCGTTTTATCAATGCCGATCATCAGCTCCATTTGCTCATTTCCAATCCAGTCTGTTTTCTTGTTATAGCCGTATGTTTTTCGCCATACTGCCATGATGATTAACAGCTGATGCTTGGTGAGTCCGGCAATCATGACAGCATCCAAAATCTCATTTGCTATCCTGGTGTAACCGTTATCAAGATCTGCCACCGTTGGCCTCTCTTGCCGTCGTGCGGCTCCAAAGTCAGCGTATGCAACGTTACTGTTCATGCCGTTTACCTCCGGTGATTTCCTGTCGGTGTTCAAGGCGTAATTTCGCATCATCAAATGCTGCCCTGAGTGCCTTTGCTCCCTGCTCCGTTACGGCTCTCGCCTCACGTTCCCGCATGATGTTTTTGTGCACAGCGCTGTAATTAAACCGTTGTTTCATGTATAATTACTCCGTAAACTTGATGCATTAAAAATGGGGGAATTCGCAGTTCCCCTTTTTCTTTAGTCAGAATTGTTTTCAGATAAAAATGCCTGGTACTCTTCCATAAGCAACCCCGCCTCGCCGTCCAGCTCTAACCCTGCATCAGCAACAGCCTGAATAAACTTTCTGGCCTTCACTGCGCTGAACTGCGGCAACGCCGCACTGCGGGTCAGTTTCTTCTTACCGGCGGCTTTGGCTTTGCTCATCTGCTCGGTGGCAACTGCGGATGCCTGAGTGCCGTGTTCGCGGGATAATGCAACAGCTGTTGTCGCTGACACCTCACCGGTACGAACCATTTCAATCAGGCCATCGCCACACGTCAGTAACTGAAGGTGGTGATCAACATCGGCCAGTGAGCGTTTCACTTTCTTCGCCACCTCTGCCGGTTCCCATCCCTGATTAATCAGCCGCTGATATGCCGCAGCTCTTTCCAGTGGAGATAATGCTTTCCCCTGTGAGCTGGTGATCATGAATGCGATACGGTCCGCATCCGAACCGACAAAATCTTTACACTCAATGCGCGGGATTTCGGTACCGGATTCGATGGCCATTAGCGCACCGTAATAGCGGTGGTGACCGTCGATAATTTTGATGCCCTGCTCTGTCACCTGAACGGCAAGAGGCGGGATGTATTCCCCCGCCACAAATGCGTCACGAAACTCAGCAACATGCTCCTGGTCGATTTCCCGGACGTTATACCCTGGTTCGACGTACAACTCTGAAACCGGCACCAGATACGTTTTTTTGACCGTTGTCTCCGTACCGTTCTTATCTTTCGACTTGTAATGCAGCGATAAAGAACTCATAATTACTCCTGTATGTATGTTCAGTTAATGCGCCTCTGCTGCTCCAACAGCCGGGGCGTTTTCTTTTGTTCTCATCAGAGAGAGCTCGCCGATCTGCTTCCACAGAAACCGGTACTCTTCCTCGCTGATTTTCTTCTCACCTGGCAAAACAAAATCCGTGATACCGGCTGCGGCCAATGTCTCGCATATCTCCGGTAACTTTTCTGTTCTGCGTAAGACTGTTGAATCGTGTACACCGAGCAGTTTTGCAACCACTGTCTGTGTGGTGCTTCTCAGTGCCTGATGAGCTGTTGCCATCAGATGATTTGACACAAACCGGTTAAACGATTTGCGTGGATTTGCATTTTCCATAATTCATAATGTCCTTATTGAGATACAGTTATTCGCTCACTTCCTGTGAGGTGTTGCTGTGTTGAAAAAATGTTCCAGCACATATCCGGAACGGGCTAAATTGTGTAAAGAGCGGTGTGTTTATGGCGCAAGAAGCTGTTGTTTGCTTAATTTGAGTAATTCGCTTGCTTGATATTTTCCGTTTGAGATTTCTTCGATTTTTTCCGCATAGTTAGTTTTTTGAAAAAACTCAGTTTTTGGAAGAAAACCGTTAGCAATCCATTTATAAACGGCTCGCTCGCTTACTCCGCATGCCTTTGCTACCTCTGCAACGCCAATGGCTTTGATTGGCTCTTGTATGTTCTGCATGGCGATATCCTTATATGAACTTTCAGTACATATATTAATTGAACTGACAGTTCCTTTCAACATGTTTATTATTGAACCTATGGTACAAATAGATAATGCGCGAGAAAAATTCGCCAACCGGCTAGCGCAGGCCGCAAAGGAAGCTGGTTACAGCGACCACGGTAAGGCGACAGAAATAGCAGAGAGACTAGGCTTGAGCCCTAAAGCGATCAGTAAGTGGTTTAATGCTGAGTCCATGCCTAGGCAGGATGCTATGGAAAATCTCGCAAAGCTGCTGCGTGTAGATGTGGTGTGGCTGCAACACGGAAAAGCATCAGGCCTTGACTCTAATGTTTCAGGCATTCATCCATACAAACCATCCCCAAAATATCCAGTGATAAGTCTTGTTCAGGCCGGCGCCTGGAATGACGCATGTGAAGCCTACTCTCTTGATCAGATCGATGAGTGGTATGAGTCTGATATTTACGTCCAGGGTGCCGCATTTTGGCTTCGCGTAGAGGGAGATTCGATGACATCACCTGTGGGTATTAGCGTTCCCGAAGGATCACTGGTTCTCGTTGATACCGGAAGGGAGGCCATAAATGGAAGCTTGGTTATTGCAAAATTAACTGAATCGAACGAGGCGACATTTAAGAAACTGGTGATAGATGGCGGGAGCATGATGCTGAGAGGTCTAAACCCCGCATGGCCTATCGTTCCAGTTAATGGAAACTGCAAGATCATTGGTGTTGTTGTGCAGATGATGATGCGCTTTGTCTAAGAGTGGCCTGACGACACGTTTTAGGGTGTGGTTGACATTCTTTACTTCAATATTTCTTGGTTTGCCGCACAAAATTGATAATGACACTACAGGTGATGTCATATAATATGTCCAGAACACAAGATGTAATCAACGAGCTAGTTAAGCGTAAAAAGTCCATATCTTGTAATGGCAGCAAAGGATTGTTGTTGTACTTAGAATCCTTGGGGTTTAAGCACAAGGAGGGGAAGACGGTAGGTCACAGAATTTTCACCCACCCTCAGCTTAGCTCTATATCTGACTACAAGACTCATTCGGTAGATTGTGGACACAAGCCGAACAGAGACATGAAGCACGCGTACATAACAAACACATTGCGCGTACTTAATCAGTACAAGGATGAACTAGAGGAAATTGAAGCCAATGACAAATAAAGTCTTTGATCCTGAAAAATATACAATATCAGTAAAGAAAACCACCGAAGATGGTGAGGTGGTTTTTGTGGCTAGCGTCGCCGAGCTTCCTGATATCAGAGAGTATGCAGATACTGCTGACTTCGCCAGAGAGTTAGCAATTGATTCAATAGCCACCGCATATGAAGTTTTTGCTGAGCAAGGGATGATTTTCCCTAAACCAAGTGATGATTCTCAAATTGAAAGTGTCAGCGGAAGAGTAACTTTGCGTCTGCCAAAATCAATCCACGCCAAATGCATAAAAGCAGCGGAAAATGATGGCGTCAGTTTGAATTCATACTTAACAACCTGCATAACAAGCTACTCTGCACAGAATGAAATTAAAGGCGAGATTCGCAGCCAGTTCACCCAGGTGAAGGCGCTAATAAAGTCTCACGGCAGATCAGATACCTATAGCGGAAGAATGGTTGATAGAGGTGGGAACTCTTGGGTTTCATCACTGGATGCAAAATTTTCTAAAGAGAGTGACACCCTGGAAAGGGATAGTGAAATTCAATTATCTGGCTTTTATTCGGAGTTCTATCAATGAGTATCATGTCGTCAGTTATATTAAAATCCGCAACGGTCACTTCTAACACCATGGATTTTGTAAGGCCAGATATTGATGTCGCCAAAGTGGCTGTAAAATTTAAACTGCACAACGCCTTAGAAGAAGATGAAGAGTGCAAATATTGCAGGTTAGCATTCTCCGGTGATGTTATTGGGAAGTTAACCGATGAAGATGAACCTGATTTCGATTTAGTTGACCATGAGTTTAAGTTTAGCATCTCCGTTGATTATGAATTTGAAATCAACGATCGAGAGAAATATCTATCACTAACTAAAGATGAAAAAGCTGAATTGTGTGCAAATTTAGTTTATCTAGATTTTAGAAGGCGCATGACGCTAAATGCAAATAACATAGGGATAAGCAGCTTTAGAATGCCGCTATCGTTAATGACTCTAACAAAGAAATCAGAAAAATAACCCCCTCAGCCCTCTCCGGAGGGCTTTTTTGTGCCTGCAATTCCCCCACCAGTGTGATCCGCGTCCAATCGTGACGATTTTTTGAAAATAAATTGGTTGTGAAATCAACAAAGTAGAACTAAAAGTACCTTTTTTATTTTGTTTTTGTACTTTTGGTTCTTGACGATACTGAACTATTGGTTCAATATAGCCACATCAACGGCACGGAGCCAAAGATAAAACGGACTTAGCTCTTTAATAATCGGGAACCTGATCTGAATAAGTGTCAGATCACCACTGAGTGGTTTTTGGGGTGATGGTCGAAAAGACAAGCAATAGCCTTGTGGGCGAAAGACAGCTACCGGAGGCATTCGGCATCACCACCAAAAATTACTCAGGAGGCAATATGGCAACAATTACTGTTATTCCAAAGAAAGACAACGCGAAGAACCGCCGGTTAGCAAAGCAAATGGCGTTCTGGGACAGAAAGCGTGCGGAGTATGCAGCGAAGCCTAAAAGCCGCTCAGTGGAGGAAATTTTTGATTCAGTGTTTGCGCCAGCGAAAGAAGAGCGCCCGGTGCTGACACTGAAACCAACACAGTATTACCCATCTGGCGATAACTGCTGCCTGCCTAAAGTGGCAATTTTCAGCGGGGTTAAGGTCAAGCAGCCGAAAGGTGATTTCGGGATTACAGTGCGAGCATAACCCGGCGGGTTGTGTGAGCGCAGATACTAATCACAGCCCATTCGGTGAGTGGGCTATGGTGAGTTAATAACAGGAGATGGATATGAAATTTGAAGAGTTACCGGAAAGTGTGCAGGTGATTGCTGCAAACTTATTGGCTGATAAGTTAAAAGAATCATTCTCTTTCGATAAAGAGTCAGCAAAAGAGATTGCTGACCCAATAAAAGCTGGATTTACCGAACTGTATAACGACAAAGCACCAGAAACACAATGTATTCCGGTGGTTGAGGTTATTACAGCTTAGCCTTTGCAGGGTTTAGTTGATCAATTTCGTCAGCTAATTTCTTGACCTCAGGCAGATTTATAGCCCTGAGTGTCGCGACGATATTATTCCCATCAATTTCGCCGCGAGTCCACGCCATTACAGCAATAGCAAGTTTGATAGCTGTGATTTCTTCGGTACTGGCATTCATTTTCACGTTATCAACTGAATATTTCATATCAGATAAATTCCTTATTTTGACTGTGGAATACTCAGGCTACCAGATTCTTTGGCTGTGGAAGTTGAAGATAGTCGCAAGACTGACAGCCCGGAAAGACGGGCATCCAGTCAGTATTGGGATTGGTGAGCGGTGTTCTCAAGTGAGATGCAGCGCATGTAGGGCAAAGTCCACAAATCGACCGGGATACATAAAGCACCATGTGGCCGACACCAAACCGAGAGCGGGTGGGATTACGCGGATTAGCGATCCGGTGCTGCCACCAATCACCAATACTGACTAACACCCCGCAGCGGGGATAACTATTAACAGGAGTAGGCATGGACTATAGCAAATGCAACTTCGTGTCAATGTCACGACTTGTTACTCGCTTGGGGCGAAACCCAATAATGCGGGTTAACGTAAAAAGTGGAAATGCGACACTGAGCAGATCGGTAAATGGCGGTATGCCCTTTACTTTAATAGGGATAGACGAAGTAAAAAAAGTTATACGCGTGCAGATGTCAGAAACTGAAGGAATAAAAGTTCACTACGATGCTAAAACCTGTATTTTTCATCTCACAAAAGTAGTTCATGAGTTAATTATCGACGGATTCAACTCAGCGAAATCGAAAGTTATCAACCTCGAAAAAGGCGATGACGGCGCTTGGTACGGTAAATTTTAGCGGACATCACGTAGCACAGGGAAGTGCATAGGAGGAAGTATGACAGATAAACTTTACACCTATGGAAATACGCCAGATAAAAAGTTACCGCCAATTTACGGAAAAGACGGAACGCATGATATCGCATCACTGCGCGACATGTTCGCAGCAAAAGCCATGCAGGGAATTCTTGTAAACGCGGAGAGAAATGAATTTTCATTCGGCAAGGTGGATGAAATAGCATCCAAGGCTTACGAGCTGGCAGACGCAATGCTCAGAGCAAGGGAGAAATAACATGACATTCAAGATCAACGATGAGGTTTGCTGGGTAAGCCAGGCTGGCGGTAACGTAAAGAAAAAAATCGGCGTTGTTGTTGAAGTTTTACCGGCCGGCCGGAGCGCGAATAAATCAAAGTTCAGGAGCTGGCTGGATTGCTCTGATCTTCCACGAAAGCATGAAAGCTACATTGTCTGCGTCGGGCCAAGGCCAGGCTCTAAAGCGCGACCGAAATATTACTGGCCGCGGGTTTCTGCGCTCAAATCGCTGAAGGAGAAATAACAATGTCAGGACACCCACACGCTGACCTTATGGCTAAGGCAGCAGAGATAGCAAAGACGGATAAAGAGTGGTGGAAGCACTTTGAAATAAAGACGCTGCATTTTTATGCCTGGAGCGAGATGTGCAACGAGGTGTTTTTCGACAATGACGAATACCGCTTAAAGCCACGCTATATCGACATTAACGGGCATCAGGTTCCGGAGCCGGTGCGGGAGCCTCTGGAAGACGACCAAGAGTACTGGATAGCGGACATTCGATATGCGGTATCTGTTTTTAATTGGGAGAATAATGACGCTGACAATCGCTGGCTTGAACGCGGCATCATTCATCTAACCAAAGAAGCCGCAGAAGCCCACTCAGCCGCCCTGCTCTCTTTCACACAGAAGTAACCCACCCTATCCCACCTCGGGATATCAGCAGGTAATCACATGACTATCAATCAGAACGTTTTCCGTCTGGAGCAAGCACAGGCGCGGGTAGCTATACGCCAGAAATGCGATGACATCTGGTGGTTGGCAATGGAATTACTCAGAGAAAGTTACGGGAGGCAGGCATGCAGATAACTTGCGACCACTTCAGCGTTTCCAGCAGAACCGGCGAGTCGGTAATCACCACCCACGGACGGGTATTTATAAATGGACTTGATTCTGAAGCTATAGGAAATAGCGATGCCGACATACAGGAGTTAGTCGGCACTGAATTACGGCGCATGGATGAGCAATCAGCAGTTGAAACGCTACGGAAAGCAGGGTTCGACATGGATGTTATCGCACAGCTTGCAGGGAGGAGCGCAGCATGAACACATACGCAGCACAGGACGCTCAGGAAGAGCGGCGGCTGGAGCATGCAGCATGGCAGGATGCCGTGGACATGGAAGTCAGCGAACTGACAACGGATGCTTTTAATAAACTTCCTCAGCGCCTTCTGGATGAAGTCGGTGAGGATCTTCAAGAGGAGATATGGAAATCACTTTTTGACGTTATTGGCAATATCAGGAGTTCGTATGCAGCCAGGTATCTACGATGACATCAGCAATGATGACTATCACAACGGCCCCGGGATAAGTAAATCGCAGTTGGACCTTATCGAACAATCACCGGCTGACTTTATCTGGCAACGGAATGCCCCGGTGGATGAGGAAAAAATAAAGGCTCTGGATTTCGGGACCGCTATTCACTGCCTTTTGCTTGAGCCTGATGAATTCAATAACCGGTACAGGATAGGACCGGAAGTAAACAGGCGCACGTCCGCAGGGAAGCAGGAAGAAAAGGAATTCTTCGAAATGTGCGAAAAAGAAGGAATCACGCCAATTACCCATGACGACAACAGGAAGTTGATGATCATGCGGGATAGTGCCATGGCCCACCCTATAGCCAAATGGTGCCTTGAAGCTGACGGAAAAGCCGAAAGCAGCATTTACTGGAAGGACAAGGAAACGGAAATTCTTTGCCGGTGCAGGCCAGACAAACTGATAGGCCAACACGGATGGATTGTCGATGTGAAAAGCACCGCGGATATGGGCCGCTTCGAACGCGCTTTTTACGATATGCGATATCACGTTCAGGACTCTTTTTACTCAGACGGATATAAGGACCTGTCCGGAGAGTTACCGGTGTTCGTATTTCTCGCGGTCAGCACAACAATCGACTGCGGAAGATATCCGGTCCGTGTATTCATTATGGATGATGTGGCAAAGGATGCCGGACGGTCCGCATACAAACAAAATCTCAGAACATACGCCGAGTGCATTAAAACGGATGAATGGCCCGGCCTGAGAACACTATCACTGCCACGCTACGCAAAGGAATTGAGAAATGAGTAACCCACCAATCGCACAGGCGGACCTGCAAAAAGCACAAGGGTCCGCGGTTAAAGAAAAAACAAAAGACCAGCAGCTAATCCAGTTCATAAACCAGCCAGGCATGAAAGCGCAATTATCAGCTGCCCTGCCGCGGCATATAACACCGGACCGCATGATCAGGATTGTCACCACCGAGATACGGAAAACACCATCACTGGCAACCTGTGACATGCAAAGCTTTATCGGTGCTGTTGTCCAGTGCTCGCAACTTGGCCTTGAGCCAGGTAACGCATTGGGACACGCCTACCTTCTCCCGTTCGGCAATGGGAAAGCTGCATCAGGGCAATCAAATGTTCAGTTAATTATCGGATACCGCGGCATGATCGACCTAGCCCGCCGGTCCGGTCAAATAATCAGTATATCGGCCCGCACCGTGCGCGAAGGCGACAGTTTTCATTTTGAATATGGCTTAAACGAGGACCTTACGCACGTACCAGGCGAAAACGACTCGGGCCCAATCACCCACGTTTATGCAGTAGCCCGCCTGAAAGAAGGCGGCGTCCAGTTCGAGGTTATGTCTTTTTCTCAGATTGAGAAGGTCCGCGATTCAAGCAAGGCCGGTAAAAACGGTCCATGGGTATCTCACTGGGAAGAAATGGCGAAAAAGACCGTCATCCGCCGCCTGTTCAAATATCTGCCGGTATCTATCGAGATGCAGAGGGCCGTCATTCTGGATGAAAAGGCAGAGGCCAACGTGGACCAGGAGCATGCATCTATTTTTGAAGGTGAGTACGAAACTGTATCGCCGGAATCTGCGGGGTAATTATGGGCGATATGGGCGATATATTTCGCGCAATGCGTGAAGATGCCAAAGAACGGAAGCAACAGCGATTAAAAGAAAATACAGGGAAGTTATCAGGGATTGATATTCCATTTACACAGGACGGAAGCGGAACAATTCATTTTTCAACACCGGCCGGAAAGGTTCTGTTTTACCCCACCACAAATAAAATTCAGCACAAGAAAAAGGTCACGCGCGGCAATCTGGAAAAGGCTGTCGCACTGGCTAAAAGCCTTGGTGCATAACCCCACCGTTTCAGGATGAAGCGTAATGCAGGGATGCTGAGATAAGGAGTGATGATGTCCGACAAAAAGTACAAATGTCACGATTGCGGGAAGGAAACTAAAATCCTTCCAACAACGGACATGTATGGTAATGACTGTTTTTTTGTTTCATGCAGTCACTGCTTTTATGAGGCTGGTTCATTCCGTGATGTGAGTGAGGCCGAAGAGTTTATCAGGGATAAATTGGCAGGGATGCTGATAACAGAGGAATGAATATGAAAGAGCGCGGAATAATTTTCAGCTCAGAGATGGTACGCGCCATTCTCGATGGACGGAAGACGCAGACGCGGCGGATTGTTAAATCAGCTCCGACTACTCACAACTTCCACGGCTGGATTATGTCCAGCACATGCGCGAAAGATGAAGGTAAAGCATGCTGGGCTATCGGTAATTCACCGTTACTCAAAGACCCGATTCGCCTTAAATGCCCATTTGGGCAATCTGGTGACCGGCTTTATGTCAGAGAACAATTCTCTCGCCTTGAATCATTTGATTTCTTTGATTCCGCAGTGCCTTATGAGGTTCCTGATTTCTGGTACTGGGCGGATGGCGAACCGGAATGGGGTAACTGGACGAGACCACAATCAGGCGCAGTCATGCCGCGTAATGCCAGTAGAATCAGCCTCGAAGTAACTGGTGTTCGCGTTGAGCGATTGCGTGACGCTGACGACATGACCCTACTTGATGAGTTGGGTGACATGTTAGATGACTGCTGTAGCGTCGCCGGGCGGGCATTTAACCACGCTGAACATTACGATATTGCTGGCATCGATGTTGGTATGATGCCAGAAATGCACGGGTTTAAAGCGTGGTGGGACAAGGTAAATGGCAGTGGGAGTTTTGACTCCAACCCGTGGGTGTGGGTTATCGAATTTAAGCAGATTCAGGAGGGGTGATGGATATATCACGACAGCAGTTTGAAGAATACATTAAATTTCATACTGACCCGGCAGAGTTGGAGCAGAAGTTAAAAAAGGCGAATAACGGATTAAATTACGATGACCGGGATGTAGATTTAATGTGGATTAGCTGGCAGGACTCACGCGATGCAATGAAACCGGTTGCATTTACAATACAGGATGATGCGGGGTATTTATACCTGAACCGAATGACGACGCAGGAAGGCGACGAAATCAATCACCAGTTAAATCTATTGCAGAAATACTGTCCTGAAAAACAGTATTCAATTACCCCACTCTACCGCTTAGACAAATAACCATGACAATCGGATTTGTATTGCTACTGGTGATGCACGGCTCTGCTGTGCCTGTTACCGATGATATTTATACGCTCGAAGAATGTGAGAACCGCGCAGTTCAGGTGATGGCTGTGCGGAATGTTGAATTAGTGTGTGCGGGGGTGGTGAGATAATGAAGAAAATTGAAATACCGATTTACGGCGGATATCTTGAGTTGTACGACACGCCTGATGAATTGACTATTCAGCACCCTGAACAAAACTTTGAATGCTGGGGCGCTGGATTCACAGCAGGCATTGCAATCAAAGGATGCCTGACTATCGTAATGCAATTAAATCTGCGTGATGCAAATACAGTAACGCATGAATCAATACACGCTGCATTTGATATTCTGGATTTTAGCGGAGTTCCAATTAATTACGATAACAATGAAACCGTATGCTATTTGGCCGGATGGGTTGCAGAACAAGCTGAAAGTTATTACAGGGAGTTGGCGAATGAACAAATATCGTGACAAATCAGACTTTGAGATTAATAAGGCTGTGGCGGAAATTATTCACCACGGAAAGATATTCACTCAGGCCTATTCATTTGGTGATATCTGCGGAAACTCAGTGCAGTGGATAGGTGGCTATGCTGAATACATTCATGTCGATTTCTGCAACAACCCAGCGGATGCAATGCCTATTATTATTGAGAATGGAATAGGCATGAACTATATCGGTAAAGATATTGGTTGGTGCGCATATCATTTGATGAAGAAAAAGGCGAGCTGGAAATTTACGATAAAAATTATTATCGCGCAGCTATGATTTGCTTTCTAATCATGAAGGACGAGGAGAATGAAAAATATGACCTTCTGTTAGCCGATCCCCTTGGTCATATAACAACAATCCTCCAACGGCGCAGCAGATAACCACTACAACACCACCGATTTTTATTCCTCACCCGCTTACCCGTCGAAAAAATAGCCTCTGACAACTCCGTACTCTGCATGTGGTACACGGGTAACTTTGTCCGTGAGGCTTACGAGCTGGCTGAGGCGTGGGGATTTAAAGTGCGCACCGGCTTCGGGTTCGTGTGGGTGAAGCTGAACAAAAACGCAGGGGATCGGATAGATAAACATCCGCCAGAAGACATGTTCGACTTCATGGGCACTCTGAACGCAGAGACGCGCATCAACGGCGGCAACTATACCCGCGCTAATGCAGAGGTATGCCTGATTGGTACCAGAGGCCGGGGGCTGGAGCGCCAGTCGGCCAGCGTCCGGCAGATTGTGTATTCCTGCCTCGGTGAGCACAGCGAGAAACCGAAGGAAGTACATCACCGGCTGGAAGATTTATATGGCGATGTCCCGCGCATCGAACTGTTTGCCAGGGAGAAATACGGCGAATGGGATGTGTACGGGGATCAGGTGGACGGAAGCGTTAAGTTATGACACCACAGGAAGCAGAGAACGGACGCAGACGAATAGCAAGGGAATGCCTGAAGGAATTAATGCAGTACGCATCAGACGAACAACACACCGCAATACTCGACAAATACACACCGAAATTTAAACCACTTAATCACCTGCGCTTTCCGGCAAAGAGAGTGCTCGGTATTACGTGCGTACGTTACAGAAGGAGATGAAGGATGGATGACGGCCTGATGACAATAAAGGATTACGCGAAGAAGCTCAGGCTGTCTGAGGCGACTATTTACCGTGACCCGGAGAAATATCACATGTTCCGGGTCGGAGGTTCATGGAGAGCCAGTGACCAGAGTCTGAAAAAGTTTGAAGAAGACCGCCTTAACAACAATAATGTTTACCGGCTGGCCGTGATAAGCGGCGGGAGAAAAGGAAAATGCCTGTCTACAAAAGGGGTAAAACATACTGGGTCGATGTGTCCGCCCCAGACGGAACGAGAATTAGAAAAACTACTGGCACCGCTGACAAGGTAAAGGCTCAGGAATATCACGATAAGCTTAAGCATGATCTTTGGCAGATGGACAAGCTGAATAAGCAGCCAGAACGATACTTTGAGGAAGTGGTTATTCTGGCGCTCAGGGATGCGGAAGGGCAGTCGTGCTATGTGAATAAACAGATTTATGCCCGTTACTTTTTGGGATTGTTCCGTGGCCGGAAACTGTCGTCAATTCGCTCAGAAGAGATAATGAACTCACTGCCGGATTATAACCCGAAAACCAAACGCCGGTTATCAGGGTCAACAAAAAACCGGTATCTGGCATTCATCATGCGCGGCATTTCACTGGCTCAGAAAATGGGATGGCCGGTTGGTCATGTTCATACAGAAAGATCGCGTGAACCAAAGGTAAGAGTCAGGTGGCTGGAGCGGCATCAGGCCATAGCGCTGATAAACAGCCTGGCGAACGACTGGATGCGGAACGTTGTCTCATTCGCACTGCTGACAGGAGCACGGAAAACGGAAATACTGTCGCTGGAATGGAAGCATGTTGATCTGTCGCGCAGAGTGGCAATCATAACCGCATCGAAAGCAAAATCCGGCAGAGGTCGCGCTATACCGCTAAATGACGACGCAGTGAGTATACTGAGCAATATACCGCATGAAGGTGAGTATGTGTTCGGCGAGGATGGGAAACAGCGTAATGACATTTACAGGCACGATTTCAGACGTGCGATGGATTTGTCCGGCATTGATGATTTCCGTTTTCATGACCTGCGGCACACATGGGCGAGTTGGCATGTTCAGAACGGAACCCCGTTAATGGTACTGAAAGAAATGGGGGGATGGGAGAAATTGGAAATGGTTAATAAATACGCTCACCTTAGTGGTGAACATTTAGCCAAATACAGCAACGTTGTCACATTTTTGGCACAGAAAGGAAATCAGGCCGGAAAGGAATGTCACTTATCACTCCTAACCGGCTGA